CCTGTTTCAATTGGGTGGAGCGGTGATAGTCGAGTGTACCTAGGTATCGATGTACTTAAATCTTGTATGACTGGTGAAACTGTAGACCTTGCAGATTTTGTAAGAGTTTTTGGTGACCGTCTTGAATCCAATCTATCATTATGGCAATCTAAAATGTCAGACATTGACCAAACAAAAATAACTGAAGATAGATACGATTTGCCAAATCTAGTAGAAGCGTGAGAGAATAGATTATGCGGTTCTATGACTTTCTTGGCTATGTAATTGGCACTGGTTTTGTGCTACTACTTATGTTCTTCTTTATTGCGCCGTTTTTTATTATCACCGCATTACTAAATGATAAAACTTATAATGACGTGAAGGCGCAAGTAAATGAAGACCCTCCCACTTTTTGGGAATCAATTACTAAAATGAAATAGGACTTGACAATCCCGCAGAAATGCGAGGCGGGTTATCCACAGCTTATCCACAGGCTTACGGGTGTGAATTTGATCACACCGAAAATCGGACATTTTTACCTATACGAATTGACATCTGTCAGTTCATCCTGTTATACTTGAAATAACAACAAAGAAAGAAGGAAAATATGGCGCACGACCTCGAAAGTCAAAATGGCAAAACATCTTTTGCCTCATTCCGTGAACCTGCTTGGCACGGTTTAGGAACCGTATTTACTAATGAAGTAAATACATCTGAAATGCTATCTCTTGCAAATCTAAATGGATGGAATGTCCGCTTAGAAGATTTGGAAGTTCCAAATCACCTAACATCTGATAAGGATTATCAGTATGTCCTACGCACTAATCCTACCGACAACACACAAACCGATATTCTTGGTGTAGTTGGTCAGCGTTATGTTCCATTGCAAAATGAAGATTTATTTGCATTTGGCGATAACATTCTAGACGGCGGTGGTCGCTGGGAAACTGCTGGTTCAATCAAGGGTGGTCGTGTTGTATTCGGCTCTCTTGCTCTAGAGCGTGAAGTTGTTCTAGACCCTACTGGTGTCAATGATGTTGTAAAAACTTATTTGCTCATCAACACATCACACGATGGCTCTATTGCTATTCAAGCAAGCATTACACCTGTTCGTGTTGTGTGCGCTAACACTCTCAATCTTGCATTGGGTGCTAAGAAAAAGGGTGGCGTAAAGCAATCATTCAAAATTCGCCACACACAAACTGCAGAAGGAAAGATTGCTATTGCTCGTCAAGCACTAGGAATGGCAGATTTCTATATGGACGAATTCTCAAAGTTGGCTAACGCTCTCTATGAGAAGTCAGTCAATGCTAAGCAATTCAACGACATCATTCTTGCGGCTTATCCAAAGCCTGAGAAGGATACAAAAGGCGCAATCAAAAAGTGGGAAACAAAAGTGGATACAATCAACGATTTATACACTGGTGAATTCAACGGAATGATTGCTGGCACTGGTTGGGGCGCACTAAATGCACTCACCGAACGCCTTGATTGGGCTCGCACTGCTCGTGGTGGAAAGACAGAAAGTTTGCTCGCTGCTGCAAGTGGATTTGACGCACAAATCAACGCAGAAAAAAATCGCTTAGCAAAAATTGTGAAAACAGTTTTAGCAATCGCATAAATAAAAATTCCTGAGCAAGAATAAAAACTGCTCACCATTTGGTCTGTTAGCTCAGTTGGTTAGAGCGCTACCCTGTCACGGTAGAGGTCGACGGTTCAAGTCCGTTACAGATCGCAATAAATAAATATGCAACGCATTGCATAAAAATTCGCCGCTGCGGTATGATTTTGATCACATTACGGGCATTACGCAGATATCCCAGAATTTGTGGAAATTTAGAGTTGCGCTACCCATTACGGATATGCTAGTATTAGATATAACCATTTCCAACCCGAAAGGAACAATATGCCAAACTGGGTATATAACACATTAACTATCCAAGGACCTAAGTCTGAGGTAGATATGATTAAAGATAGATTGAATAAGCCATTTACATTAGCACAAGAGACTCACGGTATGGGTGATATTAATGCTAATGGGTTTCCGACCAAAATTAAATTAGTTGAGTATAACAATCCTGTGTTTGCTTTCCATAATATCCACTCATATAAAGATGACGGTATTACTGATGAAGAGTATGCCTGCCAGCCTGACCGTGGTGGAATTAACTTAGAAGACCCTGATTGGTTCCGCAAGTCTGTTGAGTTTGCTAAGACTCAGAAAGATTGGTATTCTTGGAACAATTCTAATTGGGGAACTAAATGGGATGTTGCCGTATCAGATGATGAGAAGTATCCTAATACAGAATTGCTTGAAGAGAAATCAGAAGGTGATGACAACTGGGTTGTATATAAGTATGAGACTGCTTGGTCACCTGCCGTTACAATCTTAACTAAGTTATCTAACTTAGTTCCTAACTGCCTACTTACATTAGAGTTTGAGGAAGAAACAGGTTGGGGTGGGGAATATGAGATTGTCCGTGGTGAAGTAAAAGAATTGGCAGAATGGGAGAACCGTTGCTATGCTTGCCAGTCTTTTGATTGTGTTGCATATTGCGAGAATGACTGTGGAGAATTCTGCTCCGAATGCGGAGAAGGCTCTTGGAGAGATGAAGAGGCTATGAAGGAATGTGAAGACCATAAGAACACTCCACCTGTCAAAACCTATACACAGGAAGAGGCTCTAAATGGCGCACTATAACTTTGTGATTAAATTACACGGAGCAGTTGGCGCTAATAGCGAACAGGAAGCAATAGATAAAATAAACGGACATCTTGACGACCTTGGTCAAGTTGAGAGTATTATCAAATATGACTTAGGTTGGCCTGACACATCTTGGGAATTGGAGGAGCAATGACAGATTTAGTTTCAAGCAAGTACACCTTCGTTTGTGATCCAAATGAGTGTGACTGTTTAATTGAGCTAACATCATCAGATGGATTTGGATTCCCATCTGGTGTGACAGAGCTAACATGTCCTTGTGGTCGGAAGACTACATTAGTGTCAGTAGAACATGCTACACTTAATACACCTACTAAAGAAAGCGAACAAATGGAAACAACAGAAGTAACAGAACTAGCAACACCATACAACTCCAACCTTCTTGTTACCTACAAAAAGATTCACGGGTATTCAGAAGCAGAGTATGTAACTGACAAGGTTACCAGCATTGAATGGGACCTACACAATGGACGTCAAGCACAGAAAACTGTGCAGGCTCTTCAAAGCAAGATTGATAGCGTTAGTTCTTATATCAAAGAGAACTTTGCAGATTCTTCTGACCAAGAATCATTAACAGAGATTGCGGAAATGCTTGACATATCTCTTACACAAACAGTTACTATCTCTGCACAAATCCAAGTTGATGTTGAAGTTGAACTTCCGCTGGACGAGGTAAATGACTTTGACGCACATTATTTCCTACAGGATGAATTGTGTATTGATTCAAACAATGGCAACGTCTCAATTGATTCCTGGACCGTTGAGCACACAGACGTTAACTGGGACTAATGATTACAACAATTAGTACTACCAAGGTGGCCACCGCCCTATTCGAAGCCCTCAAGTTTGGGATAGAGGCGGACCACCTAGGTGGAACTGTGATCGAAATTAATAGCAACTACTTAGAAAAGGTTGCTGCTGTAGTTAACAAAGTTGGTGCTACAATTTTATCAGAAGAGGACGTTAAACCAATGGCGCCTTACGGAGATGAGATTGGAGGACAATCAACATATGCAGTATACAGAAGGATGGACTGACGGGTACAGGCAGGCCAAAGAAGACCTACTAGAACAACTAGAGGAAGCAGCAGATGAGTCTACGGACCCTGATGTAATTTTTATGTACTCAAGACTAATAGATTTAATTGAATCTGGGGACTTCCTGGAACTTCAAGATAGAGAGGAAGAATAATGGCTTGGATTATTAGAGATGGCTCATTCATTATGTTTGCGGGGGTAACAGGAGCTGACGCTCTTGATAAATTTATCTCTGTTACGGAGAAGGAACCAAAATCACTGAGATCTAAAGCTGTTGCAGATTACTGCAACGGTAAAGACAATCTCAAAGTAAATAAGTATACACTCCGCTGGGAGTAATTTGACAAACTCTATCCTGGTAGAGTAAAATAGAAGATGTCACGGGTAGGTGATGGTGTAGGTGCAGCTATCAGAATGATTGTCTATTCTAGTTGTTAAATAAAGCGCACAGCGCAGCCTGCATTCGGGTGAGCTGGGAATTCGGGGTCCTGGCTCACCCACTAATTTTCCCCAATGTGATCTTAATCACTTTACGACCAAATGGCTTGACACACTGAAAGTTCAAATGCTAAACTTAATATACCTACTACGAAAGGCAATACAATGGCGGAACAGTTCATAGATACAGTTGCAGAGCACATTACAGGCGCTATGGAACAAGAAATTGCGGAACACCTATACGAACAGTGGACACTTAAAAACCTAGATGAGGGCTCACATTATGCAGAGCGTGAATTTATGGAGTGGGCTTCTGACGAACTAAAGGTTCAGTATAACAATTACTATGGCTTGTCATCAGGTGACGCAGACTTTTATGAGGTAACGGATTGATTACCACTCAAGAACTAATTGATTATATCTATGATGACAACTTAATCCATTTTGACGACAGAGATACATCAGATGATTGTGACTGTCACATTCATATAACATTACAAACTATGATTAAATATATGGAGGCAATTGAATGCTAGGATATACGGAAGCAGACTTAAACAGAATGACTAATGCTGTACACGATGCTAAGTTATTCTATCTTAAGTACCCGTCAGATTTATTAGACAAATCAGAATTAGTTAATGACTTACAAGATACGGTAAGTTTCTTACAGGGCCTATGGGCAGAGGGGTATTTTGACAATGCTTAATCAGTTTATAGAGTATATGAAGATTCATTTAATTAGTCTTAACCAGGACTTAGAAATGAATCCTGAATCTATCAATGTAATTGATATCCCAGGACAAATTGAAGCAACCAGGCATTTATTGTCAGTGGCAACTGATATACTAAATGAAGACGTCCAAGGAAAGGGATACTAATGGAAACCGATACTACCTTATTGCCGCCTCATCTGCAGAGACTTGTTGACGCTGGTGTCAGCGGTACAGATATTTTGCACGGGCACTTAAAGTTTATGATGTTAGAGGCCGAACAGATTCTAGACAACTGTATTGAGGTTGAGGAAGAATCAGGAGAAGCAATGGATTCAATGGAACGAACCAATGCCGAAGGATTTCTTGACGCATTAGTTCAAGTATATCAATTAACATACCAACTAGCATTTGCTATTAGCGAAAGGACCAAGGCTCGTGAATCACGATGAAATAATGGTACGTGGGAAAGAAATGTTACACCTTAATGAGATGATCACTAAGTATACTGAGACATATGTCAGACCTTCCCTTTCTGACATTATGGCTTTTGATATTATTAAAGATATGATTAACGAATCTATTGAAGATCCTGAGAATTCTGACTATCTGTTTAAATCAGACATCTACAGAATTTGGGCAGATGTCCTTGAATCTGACACTGTGTGGTCCCTAGAGTATGGAACTGACACTATGTTTGAGTCTGTAGCCGAATGGCTTCAGGAGAGTGGCAATATGGTCTACAAGGAAGACATAGAAGAGGAAGAGGACGAAGATGAATCTGACGAGTGACTATCTATCAGCGGAATTGTCTGAGGCATATCAAGTCCTTGCCTATACTGGGAATGATCGCATTGACTTTCAGTTTGTCATTGACCGCCTTGCCCGTTTGATCACAGAACTAGGTGGAACGGTTCCAACTGAATAATTGACATGTTTCCTGCCGCCGTGGTAGGATGTAGTACAACTCTCTATGCGGAAAGGAGAATACTATGACAAAGCGTGAGTATCTAACTCAGCTTGGCTTTACAGTGGGTGCCCGTGGGCGCTTCACATTTGCACAAGTCGACGCCCTTAAGAAGGCGATTGAAGAAGGTAAGACCTTCGCTAAGTAATATTGGTGGGGGAGCGTACAAATTGCGCTCCCCTTCCAAACCTGATAGAATGGAATGATATGGATAATCGCTCACGAGAACAGAAAGCGGTGGATAAACTTGTTGATTCAATTGCAGACATAAGGTTTCAAGACGGCAACTTTGCTTATATGATGATGAATCAGCCACCTAAAGTTCAGCGGAGATTTATGCGGATATTCTTACACGCCATTAGATATTGGGCGGTAGATTGGAAGCACGAAAACTATCATCTAAAAGATGAGCAGACTGTTGAAACGGCTGGAATCATTAATGCTATAATCGAAGATGACCCTAACGCAATCGCAATTATTGACAAGTATGAACCACCTGTAGTAGAATGGAATAATAACAGAGGAGAACAATGGACACAGTAGAACAAGAAATCCTAGAGTGGTGTAAGTCTGACGGCGAAACCATTCCATTTGGCACATTGACTTACAGGGTGTTTGCTATGGTTGCTAAGTTAGATAGGGATAAGCCTGATGTCCTAAACTTCTTACGTGATAACGATTTGGGTATTTCATACTCTATTGGCTATCAACTTCAACACCTAAAGACAATCGAAAAAGAGGGTCAAGATGTCATAGTCGTGGCCTATAATAATCTGAAGAACTACTTCAGAGAAACCCTAAACATACAACTACCAACTGCGGAGGAAACAAATGGGAGCACGGATTAATTTCGTATTCAAGGATTCAGAGACGGGTCCATTAGTAGTACTATATTCACACTGGGGCCAGGATTCCTGGCAGACAGATTTAGCGGCAGCAATGGAACACGCTAAACCCCGCTGGCAAGATTCATCATATGGAACAAGGATGATTATCAGTCATCTTATCCAGCATTCAATCCTGGATGAAACGGGATTTGGAATTTACGCAATTGATAATGACAATTACGATTTGGGTGAGCAGACAATCCTTATCGACTTCACAACTAAGACAGTAACAGATAACGTCTCAGTTCCTTGGGACAAGTTTATTGCAGCATATTCTGGTTTGCTGATCTAAACACACGGCAGCTCTGACTTGACAAAAGTCAGGGTATGCCGCATCGGTCATATCGGATCGGTATAATATCATATTTACGAAGGATTGTCAAAAATCACTGAAATCTAGCACATAAAAATATGCTTGTCAAATCGGACAATATGGACATAAGTTATCCACAACTTTATCCACACCCTGTGGATATCTATGTGGATATAATGTCAACATAAACTAATATACATTACGATGTGATCCAAATTTTCCCTGAAATTTTATATGAATTTATTCTAATAGACATTACGACATGTGATCTATATTCACTGAAGTTGACAAGTACTTATACCTATAGCTATAATGGATAGTACTCTTCCGCCGCCCGAAAGCGGGGCGGCAATAAACATAACTCTATCCCTTGTATAGGTATATATAGGAGTAAATATAAATGATTAATTATCTCAGGAAATATGCACAGAATATGATTAAATATTTAATTATTCATTATATTTCGTGAGAATTTGGGCAAAATTATCCAAAAAAAACATTACGAAATCGCCCATAAAATCACGGAAAGTTTACCAAATTGTTATATGTGGGCTATTGACATCCATATTTTTATATGGTATTATCCCGCAAATGATTACGAAGCCTATTAAATATGATCAAATACACATATATAATTAATAGTATAAATCATTAGTATTATATGATATTCTTTTAGTATTATTACTCCATATTGCTCCACTATACACCACTTTAAACCACTTTAAATGGCTCTACAAGGTGATATTAGGAGTAGGAGCAACCTACTCCTTGTTCAATATGGATCAATTGGCTCATATGGGCTTATATGCCTCTATATACTTAATGTAGCGTATATATATAACATAGGGAATAGTGCTATCTATTTCACACACCGCCCTGTTAGGGCGTTGTAGCGTCTTTTCTCCAGGACAGATAGGATTTAACATATACTGCTGCATAAGCAATAGCTGAGAATATGAATCCATATTGGTCAGTGATTAGCGCATATGCGATCCATAGAATTTCGTTGACGCATAGGATTAGCCATCCCCATATGGTCTTTCGTCCTACAAAGAAGATGCCTGCTACGCCAATTACCGCTAATATCCATGACCACATCATAGGCACTTACTCCCTACATAACCCAATTCCTGGACCTTCTTAACATATACTAGATATGCGTCATCTATGGAGTAACTCCATGTAAGTACGCCTTTACTAGAAATTCGAGTGAGTTCTTCTACCGCCGCCTCACTCACTTTTCGCATATATGGTCTAATTGATTCTGGGAACTTCTTCTGCTCATATAGGAATCTACCTGAAAGCTCCTGCGTAGCTTTAATAGTCTTATCCTTATTAGTCTTAGTTCTGTGGCCTAGATATGAAACCATGGCATCTGCCTGATCTCTAACGGCAGTGTCTAGCCTCTCGCAAGAGGTAGTGTTAAACTTTACTTTAGACGGCTTAGGTAAAGGCTTAGCCTTCCCAGACCAGTGCTGTGGCTCATTAGGTCTAGCCTGAACCTCTGGTTGGAATACTAATATGGTTAATATAATACTAACAAAAATTGATAGTCTTTTATTCAATTTGTACACCATACCTTATAATCACTCATAGTTTGATGAGTGTCCCAATACTCAATATTCTCTTTATCCATCCCGCATTTATTACAATTCATTAGTATCCACCCATGCATTCATTTCTAGTATGATAAAGCCTGATCTTAGTCATAGTCTTTTTATTCGGAGCATAAAGCTCTTCCCCACAGCAAGCAGTCTTTAGATACCACTCTTTAGCAAAAAAATCATATCTCATACCCTTAAAATTAGCATACTTACGTGCTACAAATGTAGCAAATGGGTCAGGTATCTCCATGTTGTTTATCATATATTCAGTATACTACACTGATATGATTCTAGTCAACTGCCTTTTGAATAGGGATCATTACCCCACACCGCTCACAGTATTCATATGATGAACCTGTAAATGGACAGCTTCCTGCTGCCACCAATGTGTGTCCTTTAAACTTACATTTAATAATACTAATAGTTTTATTTAACATTTTTATCTCCACAATAATCTGGATCAACTGTTCCAGTCTTTTCCCAATATGGAATACCATTCTCATCATAGTCATCCCATCCAGGATCTGATAGGTCTTTCTTCCAAGCTTTTAGGTCTAACTTATATACTGTTCCCCAGCGCTCATATGGCTTATTTAGATACTTCCAGCCAAAGGCATACATCTTATACCGCCAGCCATAATCTTCTCTTTCATCAAGTTCTACCGCTCTTACTAAGCATGCAGTTGCAGGGCTATTCAACCAATTAACAATCCATCGCAATGGCAATATGCGTGTCTTATGTTCAGGGGTTGAAAATATATCAAGACCTCTTCTGCGACGGCTCACTAGCCTTCTCTTCTTCCTGCATTTGAGCGAGCATGCCCTGTGCAAACCTATGAAATTGTCTCATCTTAAAATGTGCTTCGCCCTTAGCCTTATTCTTACGTCGCTTTAGTAGCTTTTGCTGCCTCTTTTGACTCATCGCTTTGCCAGCACATTCTTTGAGCTAATTAAATCATACTTTGTTGAGTCTTCATCCTCAATCTCCGTTGCACTACGCTCTGTGTAGTAGACGGTATCTCCTACGCCTAGACCAATAATTGGAATAAGATCGCCAATATAGTTCTGCTCACCTGGCCCCATATCAACAATAGTTCCAGTCTTCATATCGCTTTCTGATACTGCAGCCGAGATAACTAAACCACTCTTAGTAGTCTTATCTTCTGACTGATTGCGCTTCACAAGGAGTAGTCCTCCGATTGGCTTAATCACTTTCTCTCTTTTCTGTAGATGTTTTTACGATTAGATCGTACGCTTCTTTTTCTGTCTTCATGCCTAATGCCATAAAGAACATTCTTTTATTTACTCCAGAATGTAATGAATACCATAAGCCATCTTCTTTATCTTTAAATGTTTTAATAAAACTTCCATCTTCTCCGCCATAGAAGTATATATCTTGTTCAGACATTGTTAACCTTTCATTTTCAAGTGATAGTGTGCCCTGTTGCTTATAGATACACCTTCTGTGTAACTCCAGGTATTCCTACTCTTACGATATAGGCTTCCACCAACTCCAACACACTACCACTCTAATTAGTGGAAATAAAATGAGCAGTTTACTTAGACTTGCTCAGGTCGTTTTTCCAACCACCCATTGGTTAGGAAATAAGAACAGTTTTAAGTCATGTTCCAAGACTGGTAGCAGAGATGGGATTTGAACCCATGGCCTTCTGGTTATGAGCCAGACGAGATACCGAGCTTCTCTACTCTGCGTCGCTATATATTAATTATAGTCGATTAAGAAAAGTTTGTCAACTACAAAAGTTATTCACATTTTTATCCACAATTATAATAATTACTAATGTATAATTATATTATTATGAGTGCTACCCTTCAAACAATAATACTAATTGGTGCTGCTGCGTCTGCAATAGCAGCAATTGGCTTTATATTTAATAAGGCATTTAAACTTTTTGGAACTTGGTTTGAATTTATTAATGATTGGTATGGCACTGAAGATAAGCCTGGTGTTAACGAAAGGCTAAATCATGGTGCTGAAAGATTTGAATACATTGAAGGCGAACTTAAGATAATTAAAGAAGAACTATTCAATAATTCTGGATCGTCATTGCGTGATGCAATTGATAGAATTGAAGCTGCTGTAGCTAAGCCAAAGCGTTCTTCATCTCCCAAGAAGTAATATAATTAACTATATAGTCATATGGATACATATGATAAAAAACAGAATGTTCTATTCTATCCTCCATTGGTACCCATCTATCTTCCTCTAATACACTGAATAATTCATACTGATAGTTGGGTGTACTATTAATCTTTTCTAGTGCCCGTCTAAACATTTGTATTGGTCTTGGTCCGCCACAATCATTCATATTTCTTTGACTCCCACGTATTCTTCTTATAGTTATCTTCTACAAGAGTCAGTGCATTTAACATAGATGGATCATACAAGTCATATTTATCCGCCACTGACTTCCACTCCTGCCTTTTAAATGGAATTATCTGAACAATTGGAGTTCCTAAAGGTATCTTACCCTCAAAACCGTGCTTCATAAAAAATGGGAAATGAGTTGGAACATCATGTTTATCTGTATCTACAACTGCAGACAATGTTTGAAATGGAAGATCCATTCTATTTAATGGGTGAGTAAATAAACATGACCACCCTGGAGGTGTCTTAATAATATTTAGATTACGCCATTTGAACCCTATAGGAATATACTCATCTGTTGCTTTCCAACCATCAATCTGTTCTTGTTGATGCCATTGAATAAATTCATATTCATGTGCCCATGCAAACGTTGCTGATATTGGATCAAAATTAACTTCTACTGGAGTTGTATACATATATCCAGCACTCATTCCATCCATAAGTGGAATACATTTCTTAATAGTTCCCTGTGGCATAGCTGTTAATCTAGTAGGTTTTTGTGCAATAAACTTTTCACTTGGCTTATAATTTCTAGGCATTTCTCTATACCATTTTGGAAGATGTTTAATCGCAGGTGTTGGAGCATTTTGTGCAAAAAATCTGTTTTGGTCTATAGGGCGAAAATGAATCTCGCCTTCTTTAATTTTATTTTTATTAAATGGATTAATCATGGACGGCCAGCGTCTTTCCAAAACATTTCTCTGCCCATAGCATCTGTTTCTGATAGAGCAGCAGATTCCATATTTGATGTTTTAAAAATTTCCTGACCATCTTCTGGAAACATTTGTTTTAAGTTTGCAAGGCGCATTGCCCCTGTGTGTGATGTGTGTTGCTTTCCATCAACATAACTAATAAAAGTTGGAACTCCCATTACTCCGTGAGCTTTAGCTACCTCTGGCTCATTGTCTATATCTACTAAGACATATTCCATATCTGGATTTTGTTCTCTAAACTGACCGATTATTGGCTTCATTGCCTTACATGGACCGCACCATTCTGCAGTAAAATGTAATAGTTTGTTACTCATTTGCTACCCACTTCTTTTCTCTATATCTATCGTTACCAGTTAAATCTTCTAGCAATCTCATAAAGGCCGTACATTCATCATGTTTCCACCAAGTGCTGCACACATACTTTTCTACGTTTGGACACTCATAAAGTCGTTGCTCTACATTCTCTACAACTTTTTCAAGTACTGCATTTGCTAGCTCTGCTTCATCTAAGTAGAATGACTTCATGCTTAGCTTTTTAGTTTGAATGGCTAATATAGCCTCTTCCGTCCAGATTGGATTGATCATATATCCATTATACCTAAATATGGCAGGGGAGTCAAGACCCCCCTGCCATCTCTATATTTAGTTTTGATCAGAACAATGTCTGATACTTCTATTTGTTATTTATCTTAATAATCTTAGGAAGCTTTTCTTTTGGAATATTGCGATCAATATCAATAGTTAACATTCCGTCTTTCAATGTTACTTCAGATACTTCCATATATTCTCCAAGCTCAAAAGATCTTGTAAATTTACGACCAGCGATACCCTTATGTAGCACCTCTGCATCTAATACTTCTGTAATATCTCCAGTAATCATGAGGCTACTATCCTCTACTGATACTGTAATATCGTCCTTTGTGAATCCTGCCACGGCTAAAGACAGACGATATTTGTCATCGTCTAGCTTTATTAGGTCATATGGTGGGAATGATCCACGGTTAATTTGTTGTAGGCTATTAAATCTTTCTACTTCACGATTAAAGCCAATAAAGAAAGGATCTCTAAAAAAATCCAGGCCGAACGTTGTTGTTGTTACCATTTTTCTGCTCCTTTTAAGCGAGTTAGTGTAGTACCCCCCATTGGGCAGGTACTACACCATTATATCAAACTCTCGCTGTATCTGTCAAACTACTTTGACTTTAAAGCGGTAAATGTCGCTTTATCTACGATACCAGTTACTGGAAGCTTTGCTTTCTTTTGAAATTCTTTTACTGCATTTGCAGTTCCTGAACCAAAATCGCCGTCAGCTTTGATTTTAAGGAGCGCCTGTACATTCTTGACACCTTGACCCTTAGATCCAACCTTAAGTGGCTTAAACTCTGCTGGAGCAGCTTTAACAACTGGTGTTGCAGCCTTTGCTGGTGCTGGCTTTGCAGATTTTACAGGCGAATCTGAAGATCCAACCTTTGATAGCAGTGGTGTATTTTCTTCTCCAGAATAAACTGGACGTCCCCAACCAACTACTGCGTTAATAAGCTTTAACTTATTATCTTTGACATATGCACGAGTCTTCTCTACGCACATTCCGCCATTTCTTTGGTCTCCCTTTGCAGTTCCTGAAGTGTTTCCTTCAATAACCTGAATAGTTCCGTTACCATTATTCTTTATACATATTCCTACGTGTGAAATTCTGTTGACACCATCATCTGGAAAATCAAAATAAATCCAGTCTCCTGCTGATGGTTCGTCATTACGAGCATCTGCCCAACGATCATTCTTCTTAAACCAATCAGACGCTGCAATTGTTGCTGCGCTCTTTGGATACTTCTTTGGATCTAATCCAGATGTAAATGCACACCAAGAAACAAATGATTGGCACCATGGAAGAAAGTTTGCACCTGTCCACTTTCCATATTTTGTTTCGTTATCTTTAGGACCTTCGATAGTCCCAACTTCTTTTTTTGCAACCTCAATGATTGCTTCTAATGAGCCTTTTGCGGCCATAGTATTACCTGCCCTTTCGTAATATATATATTATGTAATCAATTACCTGAGTTGGAGTCCAGGCTTCTGGAAGTTCAAGTCCGCTTATTTCATTAATCATTTTATCTCTGATACGGTCATTGATGATATCTAAGTCAATGTCCATTTTTCTCCAATAAATAAGGGGATAGATCAATTATAACCTATCCCCTCATTCTGGTCAAACTACGCTTGCTTATCTACCTTAGAAAATGCCGCATTAATTTCTTCTGAGCTAAGCTTTCCATCATCTAGGAATGAGCGAGCTAGTCTTTCAACTACTGTTGCTACACCCAATAGACCAGCCATTGTTACGGCTGTTGCTGTGCTGATTCCTACTACTGCTCCTGCACCAATTACTGATAGTCCTGAAGCTGCAAATACAGCAACGATTCTTAAGAATATATTCCAAAGATTTGTAACAGCGCCACCAAGGACTTCTGCACCTGTTGCCTCGTCTATAACTGTTAGATCGATATCTTTCTTTCTTGCCATTATTTTACTCCTCCCTATTGCGAATAGGACTTGTTAATATCCATAGTGCTGTTGTGGCCATAATTCCATAGCCAACAATTGTTTTAGCACTACCATCTAGTACTACCCAGGCAATAAACATTCCAAGGAGAGTCCATGCCTGATCTACCATATCTTTTAGGATATTCTTTATTATTCTTACCATCTTCTTCCTCCTCGTGAACCTGGTGAATTAGCTCCTGAGCCTCCACCAGAACTTCCTCCGCCCCCTGTGCCACCTCCAGTGGCTCCTCCTGTGGCAACTGCTGCGGCGTTAATTGCCGCTCCTGCTGCTACAACTGTTGCTACAACCATTTCAGTTGCTTCTTCTCTTTCGCCTTCTGTCATATCTGCACCTATGCTTCCAAGGGCCTGTAGTGCTGCTCCTGGGTCATTAAATAACTCTTGTGCAAAGGCTGCTGGATCAGATATTAATTCTACTTGTACTGCAACTTCTGCAGTAATTACAACTGATTCACCATTTTCAGATGTTCTAACATCAACTGGTGTGCTTGCTGGCAAATCTGATAACTTAATTCCAGCTTCCGCTACCTGTTCTTTAGTAAGATTTTCACCTTCTGGAACTGATTGAATTAATGCATCAGCAACAATATCTTTTTCTGCTTCAGATAATTTACCATCTGAGTTAGCTAATTCAACAATGGCTGCAACATCCTCTTTTGAAACTTCGCCGTCTGACGCAAGTGCTTCCAGAACTGCTTCTTGATCTGCTACAGAAACTTTTCCATCTTCTGCTAATGCTTCAATTAATTGATCTGTTTCTTCTGAATCAATTTCTCCATCTGCTGCCATTGCATCTGCAATTTCTTCAACTTCTGTACTATCAATTTTACCATCTTCCAATGCATCATCAACTGTATTTGTTACATCTTCTTCTGATCCCGTCACTGGCTCTGTATCTACTGGTTCTGTATCAACTGGCTCTGTTTCCACAGGTGTGGTATCAACTGGCTCTGTTTCTATGGGCGTAGTGTCTACAGGTTCTGTTTCTACAGGTTCTGTGTCTATAGGCTCCGTCTCCACAGGTGTGGTGTCTACAGGTTCCGTTTCAACAGGTGTGGTATCTACAGGTTCCGTTTCAACAGGTGTGGTATCTACAGGTTCTGTCTCCACAGGTGTGGTATCAACTGGTGTGGTAGTTACTGGTGTAGTGTCTACAGGTGGCACGACTACGGGTGTAGTGTCTACAGGTGGCACGACTACGGGTGTAGTGTCTACAGGTGGCACGACTACTGGTGGTTCAACTGGTGCAGGTGGAGCAGGGGCTGGCAAGGGCGCTGGTGCAGGAACTGCATCAATTACTGTTTGAGCTGCTGCCACTATTGTAGGTGCTGTAGTTACTTTTTCTACTGCTACAGAAACGGCTGCAATTGCTTCTACCTTATTAGCCAAGTCTGTGCTTGCGTTATTTAATGATGTAATTGTATTTTGTGAAACAGTTGCTATTGGTGCAATAACTGTATTTGCATTAACTGTATTTGTTGCAACAATCGCTGTAACCGCTGAGTTTAATATAGCAATTTGTGCATTAGCTGTTTCTATTGCCGCCTGAACTGATGCATTGCTTGGATCAGGTGTAGGAGTAAATGCAGACCCCTGAGAAATTGTCCCAGTAAATCCTGTAGTAGTGCTTGTATTATTAATATTTGTTACTGTACCACCAGTTGTCTCTCTTACGTTAAACCTAGCACCATTTGGTATTGGTCCAGTTACGCTAACATCTGCTTGCCAAGCGCCATCTGCTGGGTTTACATCTGCATTAAATCTGACCTGAGTCATTTGTGTTTCGGCTGTTTGCAAAGGATAAACTCTAAGATCCCAGGCAACACTCAGTGTATTAGTAGTTGTTGAATATGTAATTCCAGATCCATTACTCCAGGTGGTCCAGTCATATCCAGCTATGGAAATAGATGGAGCATTTGGAGTACTGTAGTAATTTCCACCTTCATTGACTCCAAAAGTAATTGTCGCATTAGATCCTACAAAAACATTGTTATAAGTAACTCCACCCATCTGCAAATTAAACGGAAGGTTCATTCGTACACCAGCGTCATCTACATTTGCAAGAACATTTGTGGTAGAACCTATAGTTGCTGCAAGGGCGTTTACTGCATCCTGAGCATTATTAATTGCAACATTTGCTTGAGTCAATTGTGTCTGAGCCTCTGTTCGTGCAGGTGTTACTGCTGCTACCGCCGTAGTTGCTGTAGAAACTGTTGCAGTAGCCGTATCTATTGCTGTCTGTGCTGATTGAACTAAAACTGTGGCTGTCTCTGACTGGGCAACTTCTGTTGTAATTGCTGTGGCTACTTGTGCAACTGTGGTTGGTGTCTCTGTCATTAATGGAGTTGCTGTTGCTATCACTGTGGATGTTGCAGAATCTACGGTAGTAACGGCTTGCGTTACTACTGCTTGTGCCGCTACAACTTCTGGTGTTTGAGTTGTGGCTGCTACTGGTATTGCGGCTACGGCCTGTGTAACTGCCGATACTGTTGAAGTAATCGTTTGAACAACTGCTGTTGCAGTTTCTACAGCTGTTGATACATTTGACACTTCTGCTACCGCAATAGTTGCCGCAGTCACCGCAGTATTTGCTGCATTTACTGCTGTGTTAGATGTTGCTACTGCTTGAACCGCTGTGGCTATTGTTACTGTCGCTGTATCTGAGGCTTGCGCTGCCTGTGCCACTTCTGTTGTTGCTGTTGCAATTGCTGTATTGACTGCTTGCTGTGCGGGGCTTACAATTACTTGTTCTGCTGGTGCTGGAACTGGATCTTCTGCATGAGCTTTATTTGGGGATAAAATAGCTAATAGCAGTGCTAATAACACTGCTGAAAACATACTAATTAATAGCCGTTTTTTCATTCCCTCTCTACTTATTTAGTCGTACATTACTATTATATCAGCACTATGTTTAGCAATCTTGTGTAACATTAAATAGAAAACAAAAAAGGGACTAGATTTCTCTAGTCCCAATTCTGGTTAAGTAAGATTACTTCTTTAAAGCAACCTTAGCCTTTGGATTCTTTGCATTCCACTTCTTAGCAAGAGCGTTGTACTCTGCCTTGTAAGCTGCTGCTGCAAGATCTGCTGCTGCTTGTGTTGTTGCTGACTTAGCAATTGCATCTGCAAGTGCCTTATCTGCTGCAACCTTATCTGCTGCACGTCCAGCCTTTTCTGCTGCAAGTGCTGCGTTAGCAACTGCAAGTGCAGAGTTAGCAACTGCGAGTTCTGCATTCTTTGATGCAAGTTCTCCTGCAAGATCACGCACTGCAATTGTTGCAACTACAGAACCTACTGGTGCTGTAAGGCCTGTTACGGCTGTTGCTACTGTTGCGTATGCTGTAACTACAACTGAACCTGAAGCAGGAAGTGTAACTGTCTGCTCCTTAGTTCCAAGTGTTGCTACTGCTGTATCTGTTGTAAGCGCTGTTGCAGTTGCTGCACCATTTGAGCTTACTAAAGTATTAATTGTTGCTCCACCCTTTGGGTTACCGAATACGTCGTATCCTGTTACCTTAAGAGTTGCAACTGTTCCCGCTGCTCCAGTTGCTGGTGCGGTGATTGCAATTGAGTTCAGTGCTCCTGCTGTACCTTGTACATAGTACACTGTTGTAGTTCCAGCACGAGTAATCGCAACTGTTCCTACTGATGTGCTCTTTGTATATACATAAAAGTCTGCTGAGTTTCCAGTTCCTGTTGAAACTGAAAGTGTTGATGAACCGCTTGATGCAGTTACTGGTGCTGCTGATGTTGCAAGAGCAGAAACAATTGTTGCATTAGTTGCAACTGCTGTTACTACTGTTCCAGTGTCAACTGATGTTACAGCAATCTTTAATGCATCTGCTGCATCAATGCTGTTATCTGCTGGTACTGGTAGTGATACAGGAGTTCCTACTACTGTTCCACCTGTTGCTGCTGATCCAGCTACCGTAAGGGTAACAGTTCCAGCATTAGCATTGGCTGCTGGGGCTGCTACTAAAGTAGTCATTGCCACAAGCACTGCCGTGATAATTGATAGTTTTTTCATGTTTGTTTTTTTATTCCTCTTCATATGATTTGGTTTATTTATGTGTGTCTCTCACACATCTAACAATAGTACCAAAAATAGCACTATCCGTCAAATCTACTCTGGCCACTTGCCGTCAATTACCATCATGGCAATTGCGCTATAGTTTAGATCATCAATGAATGACTCTCTAAGTGTCTCAAACTGTGGCTTGCTGTCTTTCTTATTAAAAAATAGGTTTTTAATTCTCTCAAACTTATCATGCTTTCGCACAATTAGACCATTAAGAGCTCCGCCTGGAGCAGATGAAATATTTTTTGGGCCGTAATCCTTGTGCTTTCGTATCAAGAGAACGTAGGCCTCGTCAAAAATCTTCTTTACGTCTGTTTCAAAATCATTCTGTGGCATTAGGGGCCATCATTTCGTTGAATTTTTGAATAAGTCTATTAACAGTAAATACTACGTATGTCTCAGCAAACTGTCTATGGACGGTAATAAATTCTTGATCCCCGTCTGGGTTCTGATGAGAATAGAATTCCGCATAGAATTCTCCTGAAATATCAGAAATCATCTTCTCTAGATCTTGAAGTGTAAAGTCATTCATTATTTTATCTCTTTTCTTGGTATCGATATTACATCTATTGGCTGCATGCATGAAGGGCTATATTTTGTAGCAGATTCAATTGCAATTCTTACTCTTTTTTTCCGTCACTCCAGACCTGTGTGCTATATAGTGACCCATAAGCATACTCTGATCCGCTTCCAACTGAAAGGAAATTTGTTTCAAATCTTGTCATTGACATAGTTCCAGCATCATGCTCGTACATCTTGCCTTCTGCAATGATAATCATTCCAAAGTCGCATTCTTTTTCTGAAGTAAATACGAAATGCTCGTCATAGAATTCTTTTAATGCTTTAGTAAATTCATTACCCATGAACTTATCTATGTTCCTTCTTTGTGCTGCTGTTGGTACTGGTGGGTCAAAGTTATACATAACTTTTTCGCCGTCCATGCTACCATAATAGCCGAATAGGTATTGACCTATCTGCCAAACCTTTGGATGTGCCAAAGGAAGGATTATATTGTCGTCAGATGCCCCACGGTCACCAGCAATGTAGGAACCATTATCATTTACAACGGCACAAATAACTGTCATTTATTTATCCATTCTTGAATAGCTCTAAATTTGTTGGTTAAAGAAGTCTGTCTTATAAGTATAGCAATTCCAATCAATAGTGTCAACACTGGGTATGGATCACCAGAATCATTGATAATTCTATTAAACAACTCAGATGCTACATAATATATTAAATAAATCCAGAATGATAGTCCTATTAGTATTCCTAAAATATATCCAATTTTTTCTGATTTTTTCATACAAGAAGCTCCGTTGCACTTATCTCTTCACCATAGTATTTATGATTAAGTACGTATTCTTTTACAAGTTCCGATCCATATTGTCTTCCAGCCAGAATGATAACCCATCTTGGCTCATATCCAGAAGATACGCATTGGTCACATAGTAGCAAATTTATTCCTTTAATAAGTGTTGATTTCTTAACGCTTATCTTAAATCTTGATTTGCTACAACTATAGCAAAGTATCTGATCCGTCATCATACTCCTCAATATGCTCAAAACCTATTTCATCCACAATAGAGAAATCTCCGTTGTCAACAAACACCTCAAAGTCTATACCGTCTTGCTGGTATCGAACTAGAGATGCATATGCACCTTCTTTAACGATAGATCCATGACATTGTTCTTCATGGAGCCATACTATCTGTATTCTATCGTTGTACCTTTGTTCTGCCATCGCCTGGGACTCCCTCGAACTCGCATCTTACACCATATGATTCGATCACTTTTCTAACTAAAGTTATATAATCAGTTATAGTAACCCTTTGATTAATATCAAAAGACATTATATTATCTTCATACATTCTTATAGTTAAAAATTCTGGATATTCCGCTATATCGATTACAATTCCTGGAAAGGGTGGCTTTACCTGTCTTACAGCTTTAGCCATTTCCCTGTTGTAGATAACTCTACCTTTGTCCATGCTTACTCTTCCATCTTTTCCAGACTTCTGGAGTTTTGTGAGAGTTCCTAGTTTTATCTACGTCACCTAAAGTTAAATAGGCTCCGCCCCATACACCGTATTCATCTCCCTCTACTCCAGCGGCAAGGCACTGCTTTGCTACTGGGCAAACTAAACACATTTCATCAATGTTTTTAGCTAAAGTTTGATCAACTTCGTATGTATCAAAAAAGAATTCCGCTGGCATACCTGAACATGCTGCTAAATCTGTCCAATTTAAATCTTCTACATCTACGCCTAAATCATTTAATATATTTGACATATTTATCTGGGACCTTCCACGTGCCATCATCTTCCATTTTGAAGCACTCTACAATTCCCCAGTTACCATTCCTAAAAATTCCTTGTTTATTAAAAAAACCCTTATGGTCTCTACGCCAAGAACAGATGTCCCATCCGTCCCAGTATAGATTATAGTTTGCGTCGACAACTTTATGAGCTGCCTCGTAATTCAATTTAGCCATTTTCTTCTTTCAGTTAGTATATTTAATTCTATCAGTCTGATAGCTTTTCGTCAAGGGTCTCTATAAGAATTTCTTCTAAGATTTCCTCTGTGCTGTTTGGGCTTGCTGGATTAAAAACACCTTCCCAAACGGACTTCTTTTTTAGATCTGGCTCTTTATCAACATGCGGCTCTAGCTTGTCAATGTATGTATCTTCTGACATATTGTCCCTTACTTTAGTGTTGCGGTTATTTCAGTTTTAGCTAATTCTTCTTCTGTCCAGAGACCAACTTTTGAATCTCCGCCGTAGCCTTTAGCGAGACCAACTTTAATTAATTGGTCGTTAATGCTTTCTTCCGAGTTAAGATAAATCTTTCCTAGGTATCTTCCGTACTTATCTGGCTTAGTTACTTCAAGCTTAACTGTCTTTCCTTCTAGCAAAGAAATCATATAAGTCTTTAATGCCTTCCCAAGTGGGGTGTTCTTTTCTGCTGTATCGATTCCAGAAAGTCTAATTCTTTCCTTATGCCATACGCTGAATCCTAGATCAATAAATACGTCTACTGTATCACCGTCGACTACCTTGTCAATCTTTGTATAATATGTGTACATGCTCATACAACGATTATACCAGAATAGTACCCCTAGTTGGATTCGAACCAACGCTGTCACGATTTTAAGTCGTGTGCCTCTACCGCTGGGCTATAAGGGCCTATATTGGAGCGAGTGACCAGAATCGAACTGGCACTATCTGCTTGGAAGGCAGAGACACTACCATTATGTAACACTCGCATTGCTGGGGATATAGGACTCGAACCTATGACCTAGAAATTAACAGTTTCCCGCTCTGCCGACTGAGCTAATCCCCATTGATAATTACTTAGAATTATCTGTCTTATAGAAGCCAGGACCGTTGAATTTAATTCCAAAAGAACTATAAACACGAACCATATCTTTACCACAATATCCACAAGGATAGTCTGGCTCATCTTCCATGATTGATCTTTCAAACTCGTGTATATTATCTTCAACTGCTACGCTTACGTCACAGTCACATTTATATTGATACTTTGGCATTTATTCGTGAGTTGGCCAAAAATAGCTACAGGTATCACAGCATGGATCATTGTTTACATCATCATATGCCGATTGAAATAGTGCGTATTCGTGGCTATCCTTTCTATATAGATTAGCTTGGTGTGTTGCATTTACTCTTCGTAAAAGTGTTTGATCTTTCATCCAGAATGGACGATTATTAAACTCTACCGCTTGAAAATGAGTGTCAATTGTTTGATCAATTGCATCCAAGTTATTCTTAAACTTAATTCCACGATTGTAGCATTCTTTAGCAATAGCGTTAAGGTAGTTGTATAAAACTAATTCTGATCCCGCCCACATCTTAACTGCTGGATGATTACGCCAACCCTTTGAGACTCCAGCCAAAGAGTTGAGGATCTGTCTTCCCTCTAATAACTGCTTATTTAATCTGCGTGAATCTAAAACTGAAGCGCATTCGTCAAAATCGCTGTATGGTAAAAATGTTTGCACCGCATATCCGTTCTATTAGTTGCTTGAATCTGGCTTACTGTTAATTGTATCACGAGCATCAATTATTGTAAATGCCCACGATTGAAGCTTTTCTTCATTTTTTGCATAGTGGTGGCCACAAAAATATAGTTCACCAGTAACTCCTTTTAAATAAACAAACGCTTGCGCTTGGCATGCGTCACACCTATCTGTTACTTTAAGTTCAATCTCTTCTATTTCAGGGGCAGCATCTAGGAGTTTCAAAGCCTGATCCTTTCCAAATCTTACTCATATCGTTAGGTCTTACTGACGCTGGTTCCGCTTCACGGCCCATGTCTTCTAAAGCCGCTCTTGCTTCTTCCATAGATCCATAGCAAAGAACTGATGTTCCATTTGTTTCAACTAAAGCTGGCCCCTCACATCTTGGATGAACTTCTACAATTTCAAACCCAGTATTATTAGCCTTTTTTGTATCAACCTTAACGCAATTAGGAACCTTCTTGCCATTCTGAGTCTTATACCCAATCATTTCGTAGCCCTCCCAGCATGGCCCCTGGGCTTTTGCAAATCTGCTATCTGATATCATATTGACTCCTTGTTATATTTTAATTATACCCTCTTTATTATGCACTGTCAATAGTGCCCCTGGCAGGAATCGAACCTGCGGCCTGCGGATTAGAAGTCCGTCGCTCTATCCCCTGAGCTACAGAGGCATAGACTAGTTGACGTATACGTCAACAATTTTTTGAGATCTTAGCCAATCAAATGTTGCCATCAATTGCTCTCGTGTGTCACAAGTTTGACATCCGCAATATGGGCCATATGATTCAAATCCTTCTCTTACATCTTCTTCATCATGCAACATCATATAGCAACCACTCATATGGTCTTCTACAAAAGATTCTAGTTGCTGTGCTTGCTCTGTTGTTAATTCAATCTTTTTCATTTCCTGCCCTATCCTGTCCAATCATGGACACCCAAGTACGATGCTTGTGACAATTAGAACAAACAATGTCACACTTAGCAATTTCTTCTACAATCTCTTCCATTGTATGGGTTGCATACATTTTAGTTAGGTTAGCTATTTTTTCTCCCCTAACATGGTCATATTCCATTATATACCAAGGAAGTACGACTTGGCAATCTGCACACGGCTTATTATTTTTATATTCTTGAATGAATCGCCTTTTGTGGCCAGTCTTATCTTTTCTTTTTGTTGGTAATAGTCTTTCTAGATCCGCATAATATCTATCTCTAGTTGTCTGGGTCATCCAAATTTTCCATATCTACGTATCCTAGTTGATACATAACTTCTCTAGCCGCATCTGATATTTTCATATTGGCATTTAGATCTTCATCGTACTCTACTTCTATTAATCCCTGCTGAAATAATCCTACCAAAGCTTCATCAATCATCTCGTGATGCATCTCCCATAAATCTGGAGCTAATTCCTTTGCCTTGTCTGTAATAACATAAATAAAATTACCAGACACATCTATACCGTTGACAGTTACAGCGCCTATTTCGACATAGTGCTCCATCATTTGGTCAAAGCCATCTTCGTTCATTTCGAAATCTTCCATGTGCCTTCCCTATAGTACTGCCCAGCCCGAAGGCTGGGCAGCAGTAACTAGTCTTCCATCCCAAGGTACCTACAAGCACGTTGGCCAGGACCAGAGCTGTGGCTCATCCACAAACTATGGTAATACAATTATACTACTTGTTCTTCTTCTCTTGCTTCTTTGCACGTTTTTCTTTTAGAGAGAGCTTAGGCTCTTTCTTTTTATTTGCGTTGCCTTTTTGTTCTTTGTTAGCCATGATTACTCCTTTCTTTGTGCGGCAGGTAGGACTTGAACCTACGATTACCGAATTATGAGTTCGGGGCTTTAACCAACTAAGCTACTGCCGCCTTATACAATTCTACAACAGTTGCTTGGATTTGTCTACACTTGATCGTACAAGATCCTGTACGAACTCACTAAAATGCTTTCTAATACTTCCAGGTGGCTCGTTGCCAAGCACTTCCCAGATCTTTTTATATTCAATAACATTATTATATGTTGTTGGACATAAATGATTTCCTTCATATGTTTCAAGTGTTACTGGCAATGGCACATGCTTACCAACACAGGCACACATCATGCCATTGAATTTAGTGCTTACGTATTTACTCATAGTATACTCATTCCTGATATTGCATCTAAGAGTTCTGCTGGCATCCTCTTAGGTACTCCATCTTTAGTTACCTTGCTATTTACATTATCTTCTTTGCTTCCAGCCCAAGTGTGAATATTAATTTCTCTGTCGCCTTTCTGTGATCTTGATATGGCATTGTATATTGACCCACATACAGCGTCTGCAAGGTCTTTAGAGCCCTTTCTAGGGTGGTCTACCTTATCTCTCAGAATTCTTAGTTGCAAGAGTTCGTCTATAAGAAGCTTAATATCTGGCCCCTTTATTCTCTCCTCCATAATACCCAAAGCCATATCCTCATAGTGCTTCTTTGCTACTGATAGGATCTCTGTGTGGATATTATAATTTTTAATTTGCTGCATCATATCGTGTGAGTTCCATCTATCGAAAGTCACAGCCTTAATATTAAAACCTCTAGACTTAAGAGAAATAATATAATCTTTGACCTCAGTAAAATCAACAGACTTATCTGAAGTAGGAGTCCACCATCTTACTGCATCAACAATAACTTTAGGAGCTACCTGCTCATAATCATTAAATGATCTAATCTTTACCCACTCACTTACGTGAGACATAGATACTGCACAATGGTCATGCTTTTGAGCTAAGTCAACGTGCACAAAATATTCCATATCTTCCAACGGTTTTAGGGCTTCTTCAAATCTTCCAGTGGAGTTGTCTACACCATTATTTAAGACAAATGCCGCCTCAATCTTTTCTCTTGACTTAAAGAAAGCGTCTACTGCTTCTGGCGGCATACATGCAAAGCGTGACAATGCATCTGTTGGATTTGTATAGAAAGCTACCTTAAAATCATCAATAGTTCTGGTAGGGTTAATTTGCCAAGTAGGTCTGCGAAGTGCAAAAGTCTTTGGGATCTTGTAAGATATAATTTGATCTTCTTCCCATTCAACGGTAAACTCATTGCCTTCTACGCCATCAGCAAGTTCTTCGTCCATCTTAAATCTATGACTCAATACCTTTACTTCTTTTTGAGCAACGACTGCTTCATATCTTTGCTGTATATAATCATTCTTATAACGTGGGAATGAAAGAAGTATTACTTTACCAAAGTCTGGAAAACGTGAATCTACTGATGCCCTATACATATCATATATTGCTCCAGCCGTTTTAGCTTGCTCGTGACCTGTTGTATTGTCAATACTGAATCCAGATATCTCATCTAGGATAACTACTAATGCGTTATATCCCTCAAACGCTTCTCTTTCAGAGTGGCCTGAGTGACAACTAATACCCTTATCAAATTCAATTACGTCTGCTTTTGGAACATACTTTCCCGCAAACCAAGGAGACTTGTCAATTCTAGTCTTTAGTCCCTTAAAGAAAACATTCTTAGCCTGCTGTGCGTTAACAGCAATATTAATAAGGTCAATTGAGTCTCCAGGTGGCTTACCAAAATATTTTGCTGGATCCTTTAAGCATAATAATAAGTAGACAATATACGCTACAGCAATCGTAGAACAGTAATCTTTACCTGATCCTTTTCCTAACTGTGCAACTACTTCATTAACTGTTTCTTTCCAGCGTTTTTCGCCAGCTTCTTCACCATATAATTTATTTAAAGTTGCCCTCTTATATATTTGTGAGCTTGCTCTGATAAGCATATATTGATACTCGGATAATGGTGGTAGTCCAAGATACTCGTGGCTGACAACAAATTCATCTAACTCTACTGGGCGTTCTTCAAACTCTTCACCGTCAAGTATATCAATTATGTCTGCAAAATTAAACGACATCTTCGCTCACATCTCTGAGGCTAGTTACATTATTTGCCTCTGCAATGATTACTTCTTCAACCTGATTAGATATCTGTGAAAGCCTACGCATAATTTCATTTCTTACCTGTGGATACTCTGCTGATATATCTTTTAATATTCCAATAAGAATGTCTTGCTTTCTTTCTGTTTCTGCAAGATGGCTGGCAAGCTCTGCATTATCAAGTAATCCAAGCTGCTGAAGCATAGCAATTCTTTTCTGCTCAATGTCTGAGATAAGCTTTAATATGGTAGCCTTAACATTTAGTTGTCCTGCCTGATCTGCATCGTCTACAGTCTTCCAGGCCTCTTTAATGAGCATTGCGTAGTGTTGATCTGCACCTGCTACCGCTTCTTTTGCACGGTCTCTTGCACTTGAATCATCACGAACAACAGTTTTCCATTCTTCAATTAATTCTAGCACGTCTTTACGTGGAAGAGATAGAGTCTTTGAAATTTGAGTAGCACTATTGCCCATAAGCATTTGTTCTACTACTTTGTTCATACGGTCAAAACGTTCTGCTAATTCTATTTCAGACATAATATCTCCTGTTCTATATAAAGTATACTCTTGGTCAACTAAAATGTCAAAGCTAATTAACTAGGATTTATGCCTTAATACAACATTCATATGGTGTGGAGCATCTATAATATCTCCAACTACAATTTCCATCTCTTCATCATTAACTAATCTATACATGTTAAATTGAGATGATACTTTATTTAAAAACTCTTCTGAGTGATATGGTCCTAGTTCTACAATCGCAGCACGACATGACTTTAAAGGTCTTTCTAAAGTGTCCCAGATCTTTTCTTCGTGCCCCTCAACATCCATCTTAATAATATCAATCTCGTCAATTGTAATTTCATCTATAATATTGTTTATATTATCAAGCATTACTGGAAGGCTTGTCATACCATCTACTGTGCTGTCTTCATCTGTTATTCCTGCTCCGCCAATATTTGTATTTGGAATTAATATAAAGGCCTCTTTAGTTTCATTAGATAAGCCAATATCGAACAAGTTAATAGCACCAGTGGACTCATAATCGTTATCTGATTCTAGAATAGTTTTTTCATAAACATTAACAAGCTCTTTGTTTGCTTCAAATGAAAACACTCTTCCGTATGGACCAGTTGCCCTAGCCATGATCTCTGTAAAATAACCAATGTTCATTCCTATGTCCAGGCATGTATCAGTTTCTTGTACATTCTTTATTAGCCAATTTGTTGTCTCTGGCTCCCAAAATCCAAGCTTCTGAATGTTTCCGCCGACGTGTTCGTCTCCATCAACGACATATAGACTAAAGCCATAATTGGTTTTAGCCATAGTTATTGGGTAGATAGTTTCTACCTTTTCCACTTCCTCTGATTCTTTATCAGACCAAAGTCTTCCAGATATCTCTGGATTGTCATGTGCGATACTTGACATTCTTCTGCTATCTCCTTTATCGTTTTCTTTTGAAGTACATATCTTCTAAATAAATAATCTTTGCTTTGGTAGAGCTTCACTTCTTCTCCGTCAATGTCTTCTGTGCAAAGAAGGCAATACCTACTGCATCCGCAACATCAAAATCATCTAGCTCAATACCGAAAGATCTTTTTACCCAGTCTACGGTTCTTTGCTTTCTTATTTCTCTTTGCTTTGTCTTATACCAGGAATCTGTTTTTCCTGGGTTTGTAATTTTAATACCATTCTTTTCATCATTAGTAAGGTTCTTATTTCCTATGTATGACTGCCAAGATATAGGTGCAACAGTTATTACCTCTGGGTTATACTGCATAAGTTCAGCAAGTACTACTCCGTATACATATGATAGTTTTATTACCGCATCAGCAGACTTAACCATAATTGCGCCTTCCATTGCAATGTAATCAGCCTTAAGCTCTTCACTAAATGCACCAATTTTATTTCTAGCATCTGCTATCTTTTCATAAATTGTCATTCCATTAAGAAGAATTTTTCCATATCTCTCTGGCTTGCCATCTCTAAATAGACAAAATGCTACAGAATTAGTAGATGCATCAATACCTATTACGGTAGATGCGCTTACCTTATTTAGTCTTGCTAGCGTCATTTATCATGTCCAATAGCTTTTTCTTAGCATTCTTAACTGATGCCGACTCACAAGATGAGCACACAGAATCATAGTTGTATCTACTAAGTTGTTTTTCGCAACCTTTATTCTTGCATATTCTTACTGCTCCGCTTCTAATAGCTTTTTTCTCATAGTATTTCTCCATGATTCTTTTATTAGTTGCAATACGGCAGCATTCATCAGAACAATATTTTTGATTGTGTGTCTTTGGCTCAAAGCTTGCTGAGCACTCAAATCTAGCGCATATCATTTTGGAAGATCCAATTTTTCTATAATTAAATCTCCATGTTCTCCAGCCCAACATTCTTTTCTTACTGGACAGTACTTGCATGTAGATGTACTTTTAGTGAATGGTCTTTCTGGCAAATGTCCTGCCTGATAGTTTTTATAAACTACTCTCATCCACTCAATAGTCTTTTCAATAAGAGCTCTATGTCTAGAATTCATATTAATAGGCATAATAAGAATCTCGTTACTATTTTTATTTTCATACATTAAAAAGCCTTCATCAAGCTTTTCAACCCACATATAAAGTAATAGCTGAATTAGGTGTGATGTAGTTGGAGCCATGCTCGTCTGTCTTGCAGCAAACACTTCGTCTCTGACTGTTTTTAATTCTCCAATTATTTCAGTGCCATACCAGTCAACAATCATATCTGCAAAGCCTCTTATGGGAGGATCATCACATAGAATTTCTCTTTCTAACTCTTTAGCAAGACCTGCGCTCTCTAATAAAGTTTGAATTCTTTCGTGTGCCTGTTTCCCATTTTCCATATTAGCAATTGCAATTGCATCAAAATTATCTTCAAACTCACAGCCGTTAAATGCTATGAACCAGTATCTTGGACACATTCCATATCCATAACCGACGGTGCTTGGAGAAAAAGTATGCTTTTTTGCATACCTATCTAAGTTTCTATTTGCTGTGTAGGCTTCATTCATCATTCTTCCGAATTCAATTGGATCAAACTCTCCCATTGTTTTCTTGAATTTTAAGTTTGTTATTAGATCTCTACCCATTTAGTTTCTCGCAGCATACTTTAGTGCGTCCACTAATCTATCTATGGCCTCTTTCGCAGAGTAGTAAATATTCTTTTTATTGTAGTTCAAAGTATTGCTCTTATCTCTGCCGAAAGTTGTATAATAGGCAGCGAGTACGGCTAGTTTTGCGCTGATTGCTTGTAGTTCAATAATTAACATAGGGGCTTTTGCTGATGGTATATCAGGATTCATAATTAACTTAATAACAATTGCTAACGCTCTATCAAGTTGTTCGTCCTTCATTAGATCATGAAGGTCGTTAAATTCTGTTACATCATTAATTAGCTCTAGTACGCTTTTGTCTGACATGCTTATCCAATCTATCTATAAATAATCCAAATGGGTATCCGAAGGCAAATCCAAGTAGTAGTCCAAAAAGAAATGTTGTCACTGGAAAGCCTTCTGTACCAAGGCGTAGCCAATCCAAAGCCCGACAATGCCCATTAACCCAGCAAATACTGGTGGTGCGGGAATTGGTAGTTTAAATACACTAAACACTCCACCTACAGCAATACCTGTAAGCGTAGTTAATATAAGTTCTCTCACTTCTTTTTCTCCAAATTCTTTTTATGTACTGTCAGGTAAGGTCCTAGATCAGCTTTTATTGCTCCGTCTTTACGGATTCTTACTATTCTGCCATTTTTAATAACAGTTTTATTCATTGGATGTTTATTATTTGACCCCATGATTATCCTCCCAAAATGTAATTAGTTCTTCTAAAATTGCCCACTCAATTATTCCAAGTCTTACCTTTGAATCTGCTCCTAGTATTATTTTAAGTGCTGGATACATATCTCTATTAACTCTAAAAGTATCTGTGCATATCTTTGACCATACTGGCTTATTCAAAGTAAATGACGATGAAGCTTCTTTATAATCTACAAGAAACTGTTTCCATTGTGCATCACCCTTTTGATAGTCACCACGGCCACTATTTTTTTGAGCCTTAGCACCATCACGTTTTACTTCACCACGCTCTGACATTATCCTAGGTTAACCTTTGATATATGTCCATCTGGGCAGGTCCAAAAAACAAAGTACTCCTGACGGTTATACTCTGCTTCTGACACAACTTTATTACATGTTTGGCAACTAAATGCGCCACCCATTTCTATTTTATCTTTTGATACTACGGTTGGCTTAGGCTTCTTGCCTATTAGATCTTCAATCTTGCCCATAAATTTTTGCCTTCAGGCTTTCTACTACGTCAGGATTTTCTCTAAGATACTGAACAGTCTTTGCTCTACCCTGAAATCTTTCTTTACCTATAGTATACCATGCTCCGCCTTTTTCAACAGCACCGTGTTGCTCAGCAACGTCTAAAACTTCTCCTACTTCATCTATTCCTACGTGCTCTCCTTGATAATAGAAGTCGTATTGCCCCGATAGATTAGGGGGGCCGAGTTTGTTGTAATCAATAATCCAGTTAACGGGTCTTCCAACTCTCTGCTCAATAATTTTGTCACCAACCGTAATGCCAGATTTGATAGCATTAGCTTCAG